ATTGACAATGGTAGATTATTTGGAGGAATACTCAAAGACTTGGCCTATTGCGGGTACGATGCGGAATGGTGTTTGCTTCCGGCAGCAGCCTTTGGTGCCCCACACTTACGGTATCGGGTCTTCATTGTTGCCCACTCCTCGTGTTTTCATGATATACAATGCTTTGAGGAAAAAGACAGAAGGAAATTGGAAAAACAGATTGAATCTGGAAGATGTGCTGCACAGAAATGGATTCAAGTTGCTACCAAACTTTGTGGAATGGATGATGAAATTTCCAAAGAACTGGACAAAGATAGATTGAAATGCCTTGGGAATGCAGTTGTCCCCTCAGTTATAGAATACATAGGAAAGAAAATTCTTGAGTGGGAGAACAAGAGCAAAAATAAAGTTTATTTGGATTGATGACTGAAATAGAAGTGATAAAGGAATAACCATGCCATTACACTTGTCAGCAAGACCAACTTCTTTGGATGAACTTCTTGGAAACGAACATATCAAAGAAAGTCTAAAGAATATTTTAGAAAGCGAAGACAAACCAAGAACCTATTTGTTGCATGGCCCCAGTGGTACGGGCAAGACGAGCCTTTCACGCATAATAGCCAAAGAACTTGGTTGCAATATGGAAATGGATTTCCAAGAATTGAACATAGCGGAAGCGAGAGGAATAGATTCTGCTCGCGCCATCATGGAAGATATGAAATATTTTCCAAGAGGAGGGTCAATCAAGGTTTATGTATTGGATGAAGTACAATCAAGCATTGCTGGATTCCAAGAGGCTTTGCTTAAACCACTTGAGGACACACCATCTCATGTCGTATTCATCTTAGCGACAACTGATCCGCAAAAGTTAAAGGCTACTATTCGCAATCGTTGCAGTCAATTTGAATTGATGCCCTTACCAACAGTTTTAATCAGAAAATTACTAAATAATGTTTTGGAAAAAGAAGGCGTGGAAACATTTCCAAAAGAGGCCATCAATATAATTTCAGAATTGAGCAATGGCTGTCCGAGAGATGCTTTGCAACTTCTCAATCAAGTCATAGACATACCGACGGATGAAGATGTAATTGCTTTTCTCAAAGAGAAGAGGGCATCAGAAGAAGCAACCGAAAGTCTTGCCAAATTGTTATTGCAGAAAGCGGATTGGAAAGAAGTGTCTAAAGCGTTGAAAGCGATGAAAGAACAAGATTCAGAAAAGACGAGAAATGGAATTATGGCATATTGCAGTAAGGTATTGTTGGATAGTGGAAATAAGAGAGTGGGGATGATCATGGATATCTTTTCTGTGCCGATGTATTCGTTTAATTTATTGGTGTTGGCTAGTTATAAGGCGATATTGTAGTAAACAAAGCGGACGTAGCTTAAGGAAAGCGTTGTCCTCCCCGGACAAAGACTAGGGATCGTTACCCTGCTTCCGCTCCAACTCCAGGAGTCCAAAAAATTTTACCCCTAGAGTACAAAAAATTGAACTATTGACTTGCGCTGCCCTTCCAGAAATTCTATAATATATATGAGAGAAGAAACTATGAAGCTTCTAATCAAGCACTTTCCACAAATCCCATGCAAACCTTTTGAAGTCCCAGTAGAAAATGTGGAAGAGGCAGTTAAAATCATGGATGTTTTGGCTGATTATGACCTTTTCCAATTTTACAACAATATCAAACCTGACTACGCGAATATCACTGTTCTTTGTATATGGAACGAAGAAGAAAAAGAATGGGAAGATTGGTATATAGACGTAGATGATAATTACTTTGACGACCCACATGAATATCTGGAATATTTAGAAAACAAAAAGGAGGATTGATTTGAAACCTAAAACCATCAAAGCAGTTATTTCTAAGAAAGTTAATGATTGGTTGGAATCTATTGAAGACGAAGCAGTCAGAAAATTAGCAGAAAACAATACCATAGTCACTGGTGGTTGTATTGCTTCCATGCTTCTCAAAGAACCGGTAAATGATTTTGACATCTATTTCAAAAACCAAGAAACTGCGGAAGCAATAGCGAAATATTATGTTGCCAGATTCAATCCTCAGAATAAAAATGGAATCAAATGCAACATCCATGTTGAATCGTCCGAAGAAAGAGTGCGAATCATAGTAAGGTCTGCTGGTGTGGCCTCAGAAGATGGCACAGAAAAGAGCTATGAATATTTTGAATCAAGACCCGAAGGCGAAGCAGGTGAATTTGTTGGCGAAGTGATGGACGATCCCGGTGAAATTGAAGATGTTTATGAAGCAACAGAAAAAGCCGCACTTGAAATTACCAATGATGACAAACCTAAATACCGTCCTGTTTTCCTTTCTACAAACGCCATAACGCTTGCTGGAAAAGTTCAACTAATCTTGAGGTTCTTTGGCGAACCAGACAATATTCATAAAAACTACGATTTTGTTCACGCAACAAATTTTTGGTCATCTTGGGATAAACAGTTAGTATTAAGACAAGAAGCATTGGAATCTTTGTTGGCTAAAGATTTGTTTTATGTTGGAAGTAAATATCCTGTATGTTCTATCTTTAGATTGAGAAAATTTATAAGACGAGGATGGACAATTAATGCTGGGCAAATATTGAAGATATTGATGCAAGTGAGCGCACTAGATTTGACTGATATAGATGTATTGCAAGAACAATTGACCGGAGTAGATGTGTCTTATTTTCATGAGGTTATACAAAAAATTAAAGATAAAGACCCGACAAAACTTAATACCGCATATTTGATTGAAGTAATTAATCGTCTTTTTTAATAAAAAAACAATTCATAGGAGAAACAACCAATGCCTAAGTTCAAAATGCGCCACTTGATGTATGTGCCTTACTGGGTTTACACAGAAGTAGAAGCAAAAAGCGTAGATGACGCCATTGAAGAATGGAATGAATCAGAAGAACCAGGAGAAATAGACTTTGATAACATGCCGGAAGACATCGATTTCGTTTACGACTTTGACGCGGCTGAAATAGAGATAAACGGAGAATTTTGTCCTATCTACGCATCTGAAGAAGATGAAGACGGCATCGTAGGAAACGCTTAAATGAAAAAATTCAATATCAGATATCCAAAATATATCCCGTATTGGGCTTATGCTGAAGTTGAAGCAGAAAATATTGATGATGCGTTGGAACTTCTTGAAGACGAACCGGATAGATACGAGTTGGATGTCGGCGAAGAAGTTCTTGAAATGCATGAATCAAACGCGATTGAATTCGCAGAACTTGAAGTTGATGGCGAATATATTTCAGTAGATTTAATAGGAGATGATGATGGCTGAAAAAGACTTTCCAGAAATGTATAATGATTATGCGAAAGATATTGAAATTGACGAAAATGATTTAGTAGGCGAATGGCTTGATCATGGCAATAGAGTTTATCATTATAACAAACTTTCTGCCAACGCTAATGATGAACGTGATAGAGCCAAAGAAAAACTAACTGTCATTGAATCAGAATTACTACTCAAAGTGAAAAGCGATCCAGAAAAGTTTATCCAAAATATTGCTGTAAATAAGATAAGTGAAGCTACATATTCTGCTTGGATAAAAACGCAACCAGAATATAAAGAAGCGTTGGAAGATTATCTTAAAAAGAAACATAACAGTGGCATCTTAGGTGGAGCAGTAAATGTTTTTGATTCACATAGAAAATATGCTTTGAGCAACCTTGTCAATATGCTGCTTGCAGGATTCTTTTCTGTACCAAGAGTAAAAAATGAATTCAAAAAAGAAGTTGAAGAAGATTTCAGAAAGGTTCAACTTGAAGGACTAAAAGATATGGGAACACAATTAAAAACACTGAAAAGGAAGAAAAAAAATGAAGGACCAGATTGATGCAATACTAAATGAAATAGTAGGTGTTGTTGAAAACATTAGCGAAAACGAGAAGTTGTGGACTGCGCTCACCAAAATAATGAATAAGGCAAAGGATTGTGCAATCGAAGTCGGTGCTACAAATAAAGAAGCAATTGCTTTCGCTTTAAAACTTGGCGAACAATTTCAAATTGCAAAACCAACATGAAATATATAGACTATTCAATCATGCAACAAAGTGGTATGGTGGAATATCCAGATGGTCAATGTCCACATGGTTATCCAGAAGACATCAATTGTCCTGATTGTATCAAAGACAAATATAATGATGAAATTATTCTATTGGAGGAGGAATTAAACGATAGAGATGAACTGCTTTTGAAAATAAAGGATTTCTTGTTTGGTTTATCTAATTCAACTAAAGCGATAGGATTATGGGAAGAAATAGAAGAAATTCTTCCTGAAGACGAAAGAGAATTTTAAATTTTAAGGAGAAGAAGCATGAGTTTATCAGATGAACAAAGAAAGAAATTGTACGACGATCATTCTATGGACGGAGCACATCAACAATCTTACAACAGCAGGGATGCGGGTGGTTTCAAAGGTATTTTCGACCGGGAAAAATGCCAGAAGTACGGAGTCAATTTTTGGAAGCCACAAGCAGGGGAACATTTAATTGACATTCTTCCATATCTGGCAGGTGAAAATGCGCCTTACGTGGATGGAGTAAAGGCCAAACCAGACTCTCCGGCTTATGTGGTGGACCTCTACGTGCATCAGCGGGTCAACGTGAACAATGACCAGTACGTTTGCCTCACCAAGTCATATCGCAAACCTTGTCCTATCTGTGAAGCTATGGAAAAAGGCGATTATTCCGCGGAAGAATTGGATGAAATGCGTCCGAAACGCAGAACCATTTACGCCATTATGGATTTGGATGCAACTTCAAAGGGAATTCAGATTTGGGAATTGGCTCATTGGTACATGGAAAAGAAGTTGCAATATCGGGCTAAAAGACCTCGTGGTGGTGGATACGTCAACTACTCCCACGCCAAGAACGGGAAGTCCATCGCCTTTTCTATCACTGGAAGCGGGTTGAAAAAAGCATTTGAAGGCCACGATTTCATTGACAGGGACGGGTCTATTGATGAAGAAATTCTGGCTAAAGTTCCTTGCTTGGATGACTTGCTTCATATCCCGGAATATGATGAAGTTGAGAGAGCATTTGAAAGTATGCAGGAAGAAGAACCGGAAGAAAGGCAAGAAAGGGGACCAGAACCAGAACGGACAATGAAGTATGCGCCAGAACCAGAACATGAATATCCTGGCAATGAAGAAGAAGCAAAAGAAACAAATCCAGATAAGGGCAACAAATGTCCAATCGGGGTAACATTCGGGGCAGACTTTGACCAGTACGAAGACTGTGACGAATGCGTTGTTCGCATTGAATGCAAACTGGAAAAAGAAGGACCGCCCAAAGACAATGTAACGCCCATGCCTCGTCGAAGGAAGAAGGGATAAAAATTGCGCCGAGAGAAGGGACGGGCGCAGGGTGAATTGGTATCAAAGAGCCAGTACCGCCTTCTTGAAGCGCATAATTGTTTGTCTTGGGGCTACTATCGGGAAGATAGAATGTTTCGTAGTTTCATTGGGAACAACTTTTCCGGGAAGTAAATCACGGTGTGATGTCCCCTAATGTTGGTTAAAGACCAACCCCCAAGATTTTTCTACTTGCCCTATTGACAAGCGTTGGGAAAAATTCTACAATAAAGGTAATCAAAATTTCCATTTCCTATATCCTCCTAAACCCCTAACCCTGTCCCATTTGAAAATGATGGAGCAGGAACCTTAAGAGAGGAAATAAATGGCAGGACCAAAGAAAAGAGAAATATCAGATACGGTAAACCAAATTAAAGAAGTTGCAAATTCACCTATTGTTGCTGATGATTCAAGAGTAGATTTTCTTGATTCAGGAAGTACATTACTGAATCTGGCAGCAAGTCAATTTGGCAAAAACGGAGGTTGGGCACGAGGTCGAATCATCAATATTGTCGGTGACAAAAGTTCTGGAAAATCAATCACTTGCATTGAAGCCTGCGCCAACGCCTTCTACAATATTGGAAAGGTAAAATCAAAAATTTATCCAGATGTCCAACAAATCAACATAGTTTACAATAATTCAGAAGGAGTTCTTGACTTCCCGATTGAAACTATGTATGGGAAAGCATTTAATGAATCAGTCAATTGGATTCAAACGCCTATCGCAGAATCTTTTGGACGCGACTTTCAACAACGTCTCGCGGCCTTGAAGAAAGGTGAATTTATGCTGTATGTTGTTGATTCAATTGATTCTTTGGTGTCTGAAGCCGCCGCAAAACGAATGAGCCAAGTATTATCAGATAAAAAAGTAGATGGTAGTTATGGTGTTGAAAAAGCTAAATTTTTTAGTTCTGAATTCTTTAATCATCTTTGTGGAACAATGAAGGGCAAAGACGCGACATTAATTTGCGTATCTCAAGTCAGGGAAAATATTTCCACAATCAGTTTTGGAGAGCGATATTATCGCACTGGTGGAAAAGCTTTTGATTTTTATAGTCATCAAGTCTGCTGGCTTGCGGTTGTCGAAAAATTTAAAAAGACTTTTCGCGGTCAAGAAAGAATATATGGAGTAAAAACACGAGCGAGATTTAAGAAATCTAAAGTGTCAAAACCATTTCGAGAAGCAGATTTTACAATTTTATTTGATTACGGATTAGATAACGTTTCATCATTAGTTGATTATTATTTTGGTCCTAAAGCAAAAGAAATTGAATGGAAAAACGAAAAGATGAAAACACAAGACTTTCTTCAATTTCTTGACAATTCGCCAGAAGATTTAGAACTACTAAAAGATTTAGTTGAAAAAGATTGGCTTGAAATTGAAGAACATATCAAACCAGAAAGGAAGCCAAGGTGGGTAGAATGAATTAGGATAAATTGTTTGACAACTTATTTTTAAAAATAGAAAGATTCTCTGTAAAAATAATGAGATTTATCTTACCAAAATTCATTATAAATCTTTTGGAGAAATCCTGATGTACAAAATATTCAAATACCCATTTGAAATCAAAGATGAATTCATCATCGAGATGCCTTATAATTCAAAAATTCTCAACACCTTTTGCCAGAATGACATTCCCTGCATGTGGGTGTTAGTAAATCCACAAAGAAAAATTCAGAAACGCAAATTCGTCGTCATGGGCACCGGACATTCAATAGAAGAAATTTACAATTTGGAATACGTTTCGACTTTCCCGCAATTCGACGGCAAATTCATCTGGCATTTATTCGAGATTGTCTGATGCCAGAAGACAACAACAAGAAATTTGAAGCCATAGCGATTTCCGCTGATTTGATAGCGGAACAATTGTTGATCGGTTTTGGAACCATGGATGTCGATTCGGCGAGCAGTTTGCAATTGGGAATGGTCAAGGCTTTGGCGGTGATGTGGGCGACTTGTTGCAATGGCGATTCCAATGAGATATTCCACAAGATAATGGAAGCGATGCCGCCATTGGCGAATTTAAAGCAAGCAGGATGGGTGCAATAATGGATTATGAATATTATTTTTCAATGTGTGATAAAGTAGCGGAAAAAAGCAAATGTTTCAGTCGTAAAATTGGCGTTCTTGTAATGACACCAGACCTTAGTATTATAAATACAGCGTATAATGGCCCAGCACGAAAAGTAAGCCATTGTAATAGTCAAGAACGATTACAATGGCTTGAAAACCAATTAAAAGAGACTTATGTTGGAGCAGTAGATTTATATTTATTAGATAATGGTTATGGAACAAAGTGTCCTCGTCAAATATTAAAATTTAAAAGTGGAGAAGGATTACATTTATGTCAGGCTGCACATGCTGAAAGAAATGCTATTGCTAATTGTGCTCGTGAAGGAATAAAAACAAAAAACAATTGGATATTAATGAATTGTAGCCTTCCTTGTCAAGAATGTTCTAAGGGAATTATTGGTGCTGGTTTTTCAAAAATAATATGTGTTGAGGGTGATGATTAT